AGGTATGGGTAAGTCTCAGATTGTCAGGGAGCTTGAGCATTATTTGCTTGGCGCTACTGATGACAACATAGGCATCCTAGCGTTGGAGGAGGACATCCCAAAGACAGCCTTGGGTATCATGTCCATAGAGGCTAATAAGCTGTTACATTTGGATAAGACCGTTAGCAAGGAAGAGAAGAGAGGCTATTGGGACAGGACGTTAGGTTCAGGGCGTATCTTTATGTTTGATCATTGGGGTTCAACTAGCGAGGACAATCTCTTAGGCCGCATACGTTACATGGCTAAGGGTTTGGACTGCAAGTGGATTATCTTGGATCACCTCAGCATTGTGGTCAGTGATCAGGATACCGGAGATGAGCGTAAGGCTATAGACAGCATCATGACTAACCTTAGAAAGCTAGTACAGGAGACAGGTGTAGGGCTATTCCTAGTATCACACTTGCGTAGACCTAGCGGATCAAAAGCTCATGAGGATGGCGGTAAGATTAGCCTGGGGGAACTCAGAGGTTCGGCGGCAATCGCGCAACTTAGCGACATTGTTATTGGACTTGAACGAGATCAACAACACAAAGACCCTGAGACACGGAACACCACAACTGTTCGTGTACTCAAGAATAGGTTTGTTGGACTCACTGGCCCTGCTTGCTATCTTTACTATGACAAAGAGTCAGGACGTATGATAGAAACTAATTGTCCAATGGGTGAGGAGTCAGAGTTTTAATGGATAAGTTTGTACTTGACATAGAAGCCGATGGTTTCAACCCGACTAAAGTATTCTGTATTTGCATTAAGGATTTACAGCGGAAGCACATGTACTCTATTCACCAGAATGGTGTCAACATGGGTAGGTTTCAGATGTGGTTGGAGGATCAGGGAGAGTGCGAACTAATTGGTCATAATCTTATAGGTTATGATATACCTGTGCTACAAAGATTATTGGGCGCTGACTTTAGCAAATGTAAAATAACTGATACATTGGTACTGTCTCGTTTAGCGGACCCTTCAAGAGAGGGAGGACACTCCTTAGAAAATTGGGGACGTATCTTGAATCAACCTAAAGGGGAACATCATGATTTTACTGTATATTCAAGAGAAATGGTGGATTACTGTGTACAGGATGTTGAAGTTAATACGTTGGTGTACGAAAGATTACTTCTTGATCTTAGAGATTTTAAGCCTGAATGCATATCTCTTGAGCATCACGTACAAAATATTATTACAAAGCAAATTAAAACGGGGTGGCTCTTGGATCAAGAGAAATCCTACAACTTACTAGCTAGACTAAAGGAGAAGAAGAATGACCTTGAAGACGAAGTGCATAAGGCTTTCAAACCGTTACCGACATTTATCAAACAGATTACCCCGAAGATTAAGAAAGACGGTACGCTTTCTATTGTTGGGCTTAAATTTCTGGGTGAGCAATGGCAAACGGCAGTAGCACCTTTTAGCCGCATAGACTTCCCTATCTTTAATCTAGGGTCACGACAGCAGATAGGTAGACACCTTCAGTATTACGGGTGGAGACCAACCAAGTTCACTGAGACAGGACAAGCCATCGTTGATGAGGCAGTGCTGAGTACAGTGAAGGGGATACCACAGGCCGCGTTGATTGCTGAGTATCTAATGATACAAAAGCGAGTAGCTCAGGTACAGAGTTGGTTGGAGGCTGTTGAGGATGACGGACGGGTACATGGCTACGTTAATCCAAACGGGGCTGTGACAGGACGTATGACTCACTCTAGTCCTAACATGGGACAGATTCCGGCAGTATACTCACCTTATGGTAAAGAGTGTCGGGATGTGTGGATTGTGCCGGAGGGTTACAAGTTGGTAGGTATGGACGCAAGCGGTCTTGAGTTACGTATGCTTGCACATTACATGAACGATGAGGGATACACAAATGAAATTCTCACAGGAGATATTCACACGGCAAATCAGTTGGCTAGCGGCCTTGAAACTAGAGATCAGGCAAAGACTTTCATCTACGCTTTCCTGTATGGGGCAGGAGATTCCAAAATCGGAAGTATCGTTGGAGGATCTAGAGAGGATGGTAAGAGACTTAAGGAAAAGTTCCTCAGAAATACGCCTTCTCTTGGAAGACTACGAGAACGAGTTAGCGTGGCGGCAGGAAGAGGTTATGTTTATGGCTTGGATGGAAGAAGGGTCCATGTACGGTCAGAACACGCGGCTCTAAATACGCTGTTGCAATCAGCAGGTGCTATTGTCATGAAGAAAGCTCTAGCCTTGTTGGATCAGTATGCAACCAAATGGAAGATTGACTATAACTTTATAGGAAACATACACGATGAAATCCAGACAGAGGTCAGAGAAGAGAAAGCAGAGGTTTTCGGAGGACTCGCTACTAGCTGTGTCGAAGCCGCAGGACTCCACTTTAAGCTCAACTGCCCCCTTGCAGGGGAGTTTAAGGTTGGAAATAGTTGGGCAGACACGCATTAATCCTAAAACTAATAAGCCTTGGTATTACAAAGATAATCCAGACGCTGTTAAGGCTCGTGATGCAAAACGTATGTGGGTTAATGGTAAGGAAATAAAGAAGACCCATCCTTTGTACAAAGCAGGAAGGTACAAAGGGTTTGAAGAGGCGGCGTTTAGCTCCTTGGAAAACTATGAGGCAAACCCACAGGGAGAAGTTTACGTTATCTATAACAAAGCTTGGCCTGAATGGGTAAAGGTTGGGATGGCTGTAGACTCAACTGACAGGCTAAAGAACTATCAAACGTCCTCACCTTTTAGAGACTATGCTTTACTGTACTCCTATGAAGTAAAGGACAGGAGAGTTGCGGAGTCAGCGGCTCATGAAAGATTAGCAAAAGAGTGTGACAATATTAATGAATGGTTTAAATTACCTCACGCTGTAGCTAATGAACTTATATTGGAAGTGATCCATGAACACTGATAAAACAACTGATAATCTAGTTTCGGATATTTACAAGATGATGGTTAGCAAGGATGCTGACCCGTCCGTAGATGTTGAGGCAGAGATTGAGAAGTTTGGGGAAGGTGTCAAGGCTCTTATGCGTACAGAGTTTGGCAGGGAGAAGCGAAAGGATAACCGTAAGCTCCGCCTGTCAAACATTGGTCGTACTGACAAGTACCTTTGGAATCATGTCAACGGTACTGAGGGAGAAACCATTGCACCTCACACTTATGTCAAGTTTATGTACGGACATTTGATTGAGGAGATGTTGTTGTTCCTCACGCGCATGGCGGGACACTCAGTCACCGATGAGCAGAAAGTATGCAAGGTGGAGGGCGTATTGGGCCACATGGATTGCAAAATAGACGGTATTGTGACCGATGTTAAGTCTGCCAGTAGTTTTGGATTTAAGAAGTTTAGGGACGGAACGCTAGCTTTTGATGATCCTTTTGGCTACATTGACCAGATAAAAGCCTACGCTCATTCCTGTGGGGATCGACAGTTTGGTTGGCTAGCTATGGACAAAGCTAACGGTCATTTGACTTATCTCAAGTATGACTTGGACGATAAGGAAGCTCCTGTTTACAATGCTTTGTCTCAGGATATTACTGAAAGGATACGACATGTAAAAAAGCTAGTGGAACAGCCAGAGCCGACAGAGGTTTGTTACGAGCCTTTGCCGGATGGCAAGTCAGGAAACTTAAAACTGGCTATTGGTTGTTCGTATTGCCAATTCAAAAAGCACTGCTACCCAGAATTAAGAGTATTCAATTATTCATACGCTCCAAAATTCTTATGTAAGGTAGTCAATGAACCTAAAGTACAGGAGTTAGTTTTAAATGAAGAAGGTTTTTAGGTCGGGACTAGAGTCAGCTTTGTATGACAAACTTAATAAAGAGTTTAAGTATGAACCATATAAACTACCATATATTATATCTAAAAAGTATCTTCCAGACTTTGTACATGAGGATAAAAAGATACTGATAGAAGCTAAAGGTTATTTTAGAGTAGGGGATACACAAAAATACACATCCATAAGAGACTCTATTGAGAATTGGGAATTAGTATTTGTACTGTCAGACCCTAACAAAAAAGTAAGGAAGGGAAGTAAGATGACAATGGGGCAGTGGTGTGACAAGGAAGGTTTTGCTCACTTTACTGTAAAGACAACAAAAGAGTTATTAAAGTATGTGAGGGATAAAAATGTCACTAACACTTGAAGAACTAAAGGAGGAGATTGTTAGGGAGTATGATGTTGTTTTACTCTGTGAGGTTTTAGACATAACTCCTGAGGATATTTTGGAAGCTTTTGAAGACAAACTAATTATTAATAGAGATAAGTTTACTGAGGATACTGAAGATGAGACTTAATGACGCAACACCCGCTGAGTGGGACAGGTTACGAAAGGAAATACCTGCCATAGAGAAAGTACCCAATATAGACAAAGCTATGAAAGCTTATGTGGACATGGCTGATAAAGAACTTGAGGATGTAGTTAATAAACCTAAGCATTATAATACAGGCAACATTGAATGTATTGATGCAATAGAGGAGTCCATGTCCAGCGTTGCATTCAAAGGCTATCTCAAGGGCAACTGCTTGAAGTACCTTTGGAGATATGACTATAAAGGTAAGCAGGTAGAAGACTTAAATAAAGCTCAGTGGTATTTAAATAAATTAACAGTAATGGTGAAAGGGGAAAATAAATAATGGATCAGTATCAACAGTTTATACATAAGTCAAGATATGCACGTTGGCTGACTGAAGAAAAGCGTAGAGAGACTTGGGAGGAGACAGTACAACGATACGTAGACTTTTGGGTCAACCGCGGACAGCTTGATAAGAAGACAGCCAAGCGTTTGTACAACGGTATACATAGTTTAAAAGTAATGCCCTCCATGCGTTGTATGATGACAGCAGGGGAAGCTTTGGACAAGGACAATGTTGCAGGTTTTAACTGTAGTTACTTACACATAGACTCACCACGATCCTTTGATGAGCTAATGTATGTACTTATGTGCGGCACAGGTGTTGGTTTTAGTGTTGAACGTAACTTCATAAGTAAGCTCCCTGTCATTGCTGAGTCTTTCCATCCATCCGATAGTGTCATCGTAGTGGCTGACAGTAAGATAGGTTGGGCATCAGCATTCCGTGAACTAATAGCCATGCTGTATGCAGGTAAAATACCTAAGTGGGACATGAGTAAGATTAGACCTGCCGGAGCTAGACTTAAGACATTCGGAGGTAGAGCTAGCGGACCTGAGCCTTTGTTGGATTTATTTAATTTTTGCATTGAGGTGTTCACTAAAGCCGCAGGACGTAAGCTAACATCAATAGAATGTCATGATGTTGTTTGTAAAATAGCTGACATTGTAGTAGTCGGTGGTGTGCGTAGGTCTGCTTTAATTAGTTTATCTAATTTATCTGACCCACGGATGGCTAAGGCTAAGATGGGTGATTGGTGGCGTAATGAAGGACATCGTAGGCTTGCTAATAACAGTGTAGCGTACACAGAAAAGCCTGACTTTGAGTCATTCCTGTCTGAGATGCAAAACATGTATGAATCCAAAGCAGGTGAGCGTGGTATCTTTAGTCGTGTTGCGGCACAAAAGATAGCCGCTAGGAATGGCCGTAGAGACCCTGAGCAGGACTTTGGTACTAACCCTTGCTCTGAGATTATCCTACGTAGTAATCAGTTCTGTAACCTATCTGAGGTTGTTGTAAGACCTACGGATACCAAGGCTATGCTTAAGGATAAAGTAGAGCTTGCGGCTATCATAGGAACGCTACAGGCTACTTTGACTGACTTTAGGTATCTACGTAAGTTATGGCAGAGAAACACAGAGGAAGAGGCATTGCTTGGCTTAAGTTTGACAGGCATTATGGATCATAAAGTATTAAGTAAGGACATTGCGTCAGTTACGTGGCTAGAGGATTTAAAAGATGTGGCAATCAAAACTAATAAACTTTGGGCAAAGAAGTTGGGAATCAATCAGTCAACTGCTATTACGTGTGTTAAGCCTAGCGGTACTGTATCTCAGCTTGTCGATAGCGCTAGTGGCATTCATCCTAGGTTTTCTAAGCATTACATTAGAAGAGTACGTTCAGACGCGAAAGACCCGCTTGCTGAATTCATGTCAGCCACCGGATTCCCCGTAGAACAAGACCTAATGAGTCCATCGTCCTTGGTCTATAGTTTCCCTGTGAAGTCTCCAGAGACTAGCGTTACAGTCAAACAGGTAGGTGCAATGCAACAGCTTAAACTATGGAAAGCCTACCAGAATCACTGGTGTGAGCATAAGCCAAGCATCACTGTTTATTATACAGATGATGAGTTCTTGGAAGTAGCACAGTGGATATGGAATAACTTTGACTTGTGCAGTGGGATTAGTTTGTTGCCAGTTAGTGATCATGTGTATCAGCAAGCTCCTTATGAAGACATCAGCGAGGAAAAGTATCAGGAGTTAGTACAGCAGATGCCTGTGGGTGTGAATTGGAATGACCTTGAACAGTTTGAACAAGAAGATAATACTACAGGTAGTCAAGAGTTAGCATGTGTAGGTGGAGCATGTGAAATAGTGTAGATAAAACTAAGGGGCCTTAAGTGGCCCCTTTTTTATTCTTCTCTAGTAAGCATTCCTGCACCTGCTAAACCTATTCCTGCCCCTGTTGCCCCTGTGAGTATTTTTAATTTATTAACGGAAGCATTAGCGGCCCTAATGTCTAAATCTGTAGGTTTAATTTGAGCTTCCGCTAAGGCTCTTTTTGTGTAATTGTTAGGAGACTCTCCTTTTTTAATAGAAACCCCTGTTGTTTTTTCTACTTCTTTAATAGCTTTATTTGTGTTTCTTTTTGTATTTCGTGTTTTAAGTTGTTTGTTGTTCCATTTACTTCCTGTTTTATAGGAAGATTCAATTATTGGAAAAGTCGTAATTAAGTGTTTACCACCAATAGGGGCTTGTCCAAAAATATCATGCCCGTCACTCAACATTGTATATATCTTTTGAGTTTTAGGATCAATAGATACAAAAGCGTTCATACCTCCTAGTTCTTGTTGTCTGGAAGTAAAGGATTGTTGAGTAAACAAATAACCTTCTGGACTTTTTATATCCTCTACGTTTAAACTGCCTACAGAGTTACCTGCATCATCACTAACTTTAGCAAGTTTTATTTTTCCTTTTTTAACAAGATCATTAAATTTATTAAATAATAGTTCTTGTTGCTGATCTTTACTTGTAAAAGGAATCCCGTTTGCTTTTTTTGCCCTTGCTGATAAAAGTTTTTCTACAATATTACTATCTTGACCTGTTATACCCTCTTCTCTTAAAGATCGAATAGCTCTACTGTCTAAGCTTGAGCTTATTTGTAAAAACTCTACCATGTCTACAGAGGAAAGTTTTTCCTGTGTAGAGGCTTTTGTTCTTTTACGTAAAGTATTTAATGTTTTTA